ATAACACGTGCCTTGCCGGTATCCGTGCCGTCGCCAAGCGTTGCGGCATCACCAAGCATATCACGTGGCATCAGAGAAGTCATAGTGCTTTTTCTTTCTAGTTAAAACACAGATACTTACAAGTGTTAGCAACTTGAAAGGTAACGATTTAGAAACTAGCGATATTCTGTGTTTCGCTCAATAATGCATCAATCAAAAGAACGCTTTATACTACACAAAAGTACAATATAAATTCGATATTCATATATACATACCATCAATAAACACAGAACATACAGTTTTTTCATACTATAATATTCTACTTTTTACATAATTTTAAAAAGGAATGTCGTCATCATTCACTATAATAGGAGGCTCTTGTCGATTATGCACCGCCTTTATAAGACGAGAAATAATAGAGCCTGATTCTTTTCCGTAGTATTTGCGCATATATTCGTCAATCATGACTTTTTGCGCCCCAGAAGAAAAATTACGGCGGTGGGTATCGTCCACTTCGGAGTGACATTTAATACACAGACATTCAAGGTTGCCCTCACGATTGTCGGTCTTAACTCCATTTTTGTGGTGGGTTTGCATATAGTAATGGTCGAAGCCGTCCTCCACTTGTGTGCCACATCGTTCGCAAGTAAATTGTTTCTTTGTACGGTAAGCAAGTGAAATTTGCTCCCAATTTTTGACATAGCCGAAAATATCCACATCATACTCCGTGGGTTCTTTCACATCACCCGCTTCTTTCAGGATTTCCACAAAGTCGGTTGAATCGTTCACCCGTTCCGCTTCTTCGTCCATCAGCATACGTTTGCAATAACCGCATAGCTCCATGCCCTCAACTTCCACTTCTTTGTGAGCATTACGCGAATAAACTTTAATAGGCTCTGCATTGGTAAAACGATAGGCATCACGACCGAAGTTTTCAATGGCGGTGCATTTACAGACGTGAAACTTGGGTTGACTTATGCGTCCCTGCCACTCGAAATAGAAAGCAGCCTTATACATAAAGCCACGGCGTTTCACCCCCTCGTCATCAATATAGAAGATGCCTCCGTCTTCAAAAAGAATGCGTTCACCGATGTCTTCGGGCAGCACATCGACCGTTCCGACAGAACGCCATGCTCCCGCTAGTCCAATCTGTACGCCCATATCGGTCAGGCGTTTTTTTAGATTGGGGAAGTCATAAATGGGGGCGGAGTCATCGAACCATTCTTCTTCAGCATCTATGTCAAAATCGAAACTCATTTGGTGTTCTCCTTTACAAAGTTTTCAAGTATCTCATCGCCAGAAGTGACAATACGGAACTCTACACGGCGAGAAAAAGCACGGTCAATCGGTTTGTTGGAGCGGATGATGAAATCTCCGTCCGCATCAAGAGCCTTACCATAAGAAAGACCGTTTGCAGTGAACCAATATTCAAGCAACTGCTTCTGTTTATCCGAGTATTTAGTAAACTGCGACATAGAACGGAAGTATTTTAGAACAGACAAAGCACGCTCTTGCGAAAGCTTGGCATTAGCAATATACGGGTCAGCATCGTATATTGGCATAGGCACATCATCAGTGTGTCCCTCAATGCGTATTTCTTGAATGTTAGAGCGCAAGCTGTCATTCAAGAGAATACTGAAATAGCGAGGGAGAAATTCATCAAGGATTTCTTTGAAGCGCGGAGTTAGTTCTGATGAGCCGGTGGCAAAAAGCACGGTCGGTTCTTTGAATTTCATAGTGAGGTCTTTACCGATAGCCATTTGCCATTTGAGCGTATCGCCCGCAAATTCTTTCACAAGTTTATTATGAAGTTCGTTCTTTGTTTCCACATAGTCTGTAAGTACAGACTGGTTTTTCTGCACACGACTAATATAGGCAATGGCGATAAAAAGGAATATCACCATTAACCCCGTCATCAGGTCGGAAACAGAAATCCATACATTAGGTTTTGCCATAATTATCTACGTTTACCGACTTGTTCCACCATCTTAGTAATACAGTTGTCAAGTTCAGCAAGAGTTGCGCTCAAGCGACCATAGAACTGACGGTCAAGAGAAGTGAGCTGCGAATTGAGCGTCTGCGACCCACGTGTAAGGATTCCGACACCTTCCTCCATTTTATCTTTCGTACCTTTCCAGAACTGGTCACCGTAATCACGGATTTTGTTAAGTTCCTCCAACTTGGCGATAAGGAGTTGCACACCGTCTACAAAGTTGCGCTGTTTGCGTACCCACTCATTGAGTGTCTTGGTGGATTCATTGAACGATTCCATATTGGATTTGGAGAGATTGGCAGTTTCATGGAGTTCCTTCGTAACTTCTATGAAATGTTCGTCCTCGATGATAACTTGATTAAGCGCATCAACAAGCTGACGAAGCTTGCCACCCTCGCTGACAAGCGAAGCCGTGTCGTCCTTGACACGAGTAAGCGAAGTAGACGTAGCCTCGAAGTTGTCGGACATTTCCCTGTACTGATGAGTGAGCGAAGCAATCATCTCCTTGTTCTCCTGCTGCCATTGATTGAGTTTTTCCACCGACGTGTTGAGTTGGTCGAAATTTTCTTGAATGAGCTTGTTAATAAGCGAGTTCATTTGCTTTTGGAATTCCTCGGTGACTTTTTTCATCACTTCCACAAGGGCTTCCGTATTGCTCTTTTTGAGCAGCTCGGTAAATTCATCGAATTTGCTTTCCAAAAGTTTATTGGTCTTCGCCATATTATCTTCAATCTCGATAACCTCTCCGTGAATAATCTCTTTAAGTTTGCCAACCTTTTCATTGATTTCGTCTTCCGTTCCGCTCATGCCAGAAATAACATCAAGGATTTCGCCGAGATGATGCGTGTATTCGCTAACCTCTTGCGAATACTTAGCCACAGAATTGATAGCCACGGATTGTTGCGTAGTAGCTTCTTTAATATCGGCAAGGGAATTTTCTTGGCTACGTTGTAACACCACCAACGAATCAATGGCGGAAGTAATGGACTTTTGCGTATCGGATATCTTAGACATCACTTCTCCCACAGTGCGGTAAAACGCCTTGCGGTCCGCTTCCTGTTCAGTGAGTTGTTGCTGAATTGAGCGCATAGTTTCGGTATTAGCATCGCTCATTGCCTTTACAGACTTAGTAATTTCTCCTGCTGCTTGATTAATGTCGGAAATGCCACCATCTCTTTCGTCCTGTTTCTTACTGATAAAAGCAGAGAGGAACATAGAACCAATCATACCTGCCAATGAAGTAAAGAAAGCCGTTTTCAAACCATCAAGCAAGCCAGGAATGGATTGGTCAAGATCGGATGTGTCAAAAGCCATCAAACCTTTTGTGATCCCCCAAAAAGTACCCAACACCCCGAGGGTGGAAACCAATGTTGGAAAGTATTCTATTATTCTGCGGTTAGCCTCCATTTTTTCGCTGTTCTTGAACTTGAGTACAAGGATAAGACAAACGATAAAGGCAACGACAATAATACTCAAGCAAACCCAAGTATCTGTTGAAATAGACAAGTTCATGGTGATGAATTATTTATGGTGAAAATTCAAAGTATCAAGATTACAAACATAAGTAATACCTTGGTTAGCCACATCGTGGATATCTGTAGGTTCAAAGCAGGTTGCTTGTAAAATCTTTTGTGAAACAGTATTTGTCTTATCGGCAGTAGCGTAAACTTGAGATACACCAAGCTTTGTCTTCAGTAAATACAATATTCTACCGAGCGATGCCGTCATTAGTCCTTTGCCTCTCATTGAGGAAAGCATAAAGAACGTAAGTGTCCATTTATTTAGTCCAATTCTTTCGTTAACAGTCGGAGTATCTATAAAAATAAATCCTATCGGCATATTATCAGCAGTGATAACATATGCAATGGAAAGTCCTTTTTCTGTAAGAATGGGTAGGTTAGAAAGAAACTTAAGAGCAGAATCCTTCGTAGAAAAATCCATATTCGGCAGATAACGTTTAATGACATCATCTGACAGGATGGAGAGAAGTTGTGCATCGTTTTCTCCTAATTCAAAATAGCGTTGTGCATCATATGGGGCTAATATTAAACCTTGCCCCAATTGCATTGCTATTAAATCTTCAAGTTTGTAAATAGACAAGTTATGAGTTTGAGCAGATTTGATACACTGTTTTTCACCTTGTGAATTTATAGAATCCATAAGGTGAGTAACATGAGACGATTGCCCCATGTTGTTATTGTTCTTTTTCGTAAATAGGTCAAAAAATCCCATGACTGTATATATTGATATAATTGTTATCTCCCTCTCTTGCCAAGAGACGGATATTTAAGTGCAAAATTAAGCAAAATAATGATTCTCAGGATATAAAACACTGAAAATCTTGAACGTTACTCTGTTTTTGTTTTACAGGAGGAGCCTAATGTTTTGTGAAAGTAATTCATGTAAAAGCTAAACACGGCTATATATCAACAAGATAAGAAAGATAGTCCGTCTCTTGGCAAGCGTTGGACAGATTCGCTAAACATCTATCACTTCACAGCAAATCCAGTATCTTCTTATTGGCTTTATCCACCACAGTAGTATCCAACGATGCAAGATAAATCTGCGTAGTGTTCTCTGAATCATGCCCCATCCCCTCGCTGATGACAGAGACAGGCACATTACGGCTCTTGGCGATACTTGCCCATGAATGCCGACCGACATACATCGTTAAGGGTATTGGCAAATCCAAAAGTTTCCCGATTTTCTTCAACAAATAGTTTACGTGGTGAAGTTTGTTGGCATATTGCTTCCGATAATCTTCGTCCTGTTTTGTAATGATGGGCAAGAGGTATTCCGTTTCGTTTATCGGATATTTGTCAAGAATATCTTGCATACATTTTTCCCATTTGATGAACAGTTGTTGCCCTGTCTTACGTCTGCGATAGGAAAGAGTACCATTCTGCAAGTCTTTCTTTCTCAGATAAGCCATATCAATAAACGACATTCCCCTTGTATAAAAACAGAACAGGAACATATCGCAAGCGTAGTCAAGATTGGGCTTCAATGACAAGTCCAGTCCTTTGATACGTCTGATGTCATTGAGCGATAAGGCTCGTTTCATGGTTTTCTCCACTCCCGTATAAACAGACTTGAACGGATACTGTTGCTCAGTCAGTCCATCTTCCACGGCACGGTTATAGACGGCTTTCAGAATACGCATATAGAAGGATATAGTGTTGGGCGTATTTCCCCTGCCTTTCAAATAAACCTCGTACTCTGCCAACAAATCCGCATTAAATTGGTCAAACAAGGCCTCTGTGTCATTCATAAAACCGCTAAAACTTCTGAGTGCAGCTGTATAAGTTTCAGAAGTGCGTATCTTCCCCAAGCGTTTCAGTCTCGCTATCTGCTGGCTGATGTAAGCGTTAAACGACAGTTCCTGCCTGTTGTCATGAAAGCGCATGATTATATCGTCCGTTACGAATGTGCCGGATTGGGATAACGTGTGTATGATTTTGTTCAGTCTCTCCTTTTCCCACTTGATACGTGAACCGATTGAAAGCAGATAATTGTTCCTCTCTTGTACTGTCGATATATGATGTAAGACAACCGTTTCAGAATGGCAGTCCCATTCCGAAACGAAAAGTTTATACTCTGTGTTTATCTGTCTGACCACACGGTTGTGGATGACCTGATAGTAGAGTGTACCCTCCCTGCCGTTTACGGTGGATGGGCGAAACTTGACCTTTACCGATGCCATATCAGTCGGATTTGGATTGGTAACACTTCTCCATCTCCCTTGAAAGCTCCACAATCTCCCGGCTCAATTTCACAAGGTCGATGGTATGTTTCTCCAACTTGTAGAGCAACGCCATCGCCTTCTTCTCCGAAAAATGGATGCGCAACTCTTTAACGACCTGATTGTAGTTCGTACCGATGGCACGGAACTGGGCGTGGAAGTCCGACAGTTTGGTGTAGTAGTCCACCAGCGTCTTGTCCACCTTCAGCACCTTGAACTTCTGTCCGAAGAAGTGCGCCTTCAGAAAAACAGCTTTTGCATACACCTGTGATTCCTCGTACATCGTCAGGAACCTGTTCCATTCCATATCATCGAAGCGCACCATCACACAGTGTGTCTTCGGGTTCAATTTGGGATTTCTCCCGTACTTGCTCTTCTTTTTCATTCTTCTTATTCTTTTAATTTTATGGTTTGTCCATTGTTTAATCTTTGATTAAGGAATCCCGAAATTATCCGACTGCGGAGGATAATTCTGCCCACGGCGGTGCTGGGATTTTCAGTTACTCGGAAGCATTCGAGTAACTGAAAATATACCTTGCTGTGTCTTTGAGGACACAAGAATCCTCCGCCTGTCGGATTGGTTTGTGAGTATAATAACTCATTTGGAATATCGGTCAAGCCGATGGAGTATATCCACCGACTTGATTGGTTCTACCGTAATTCGCTCAGAGTTTGCGCCACTGCTCGATGTCCTCCCGGTAGGTTTCAAGGTGCAGGCGGGCGAGGTTCTCGATAAGTCCCGAAGCACTCATGCCACGCCCGCCGAGACGGCGGACAATCCCGTCCAGCCGGTCACGCACCTCACCGCTGACGAACACAGGCTTGCGGTCGGTTATCTTGGGAACTTGCAGGTAAGCGGTACGGTACTCGTCCAGCGACAGCCTGCGTTGTTTGCTGCTGACACGCTTCTGCGGCACTGCAATATCTTCAGGTGTTTCGCCTGACGGTTCATCCGCCGTAGCTGTTTCCGCTTTTTTCGTGACGGTCTTGCCGGGTTGTGCCAGCAGTTCCGGGTCCAGACCGATGTTCCGGTAGAAATCGTCCATAGACTTCTCACTGCGGGATTCCCTGCGTCCCATTCTTTCCACGATTTCACGAGCCTGCTGCTCACTGATACTTGGTTCTCTTTTCATTGTCATAAAACAGATTGATTAAGTTATTACTGTGGTCTTGCTCTGTGCCTTGACCGATTATCGCAAGTAAAGTAAGATACTTTAGTGCAGTCATTCAATCGTTTGGGCTCGATTAGACAATTTTGTGTGACTTTGCTTTATGGTGATCGAGATATCGGTGAGGACTTCACAGATTTGCTGGATGTGAATAGCCGGAGAAACAAAGGTGCGATTACAGTCAGGTTTGAATTAAGCCCTTGTTTTCAATCTTGACACATTGCAGATTTCCGGGATTAAGAATATACACCAAATCTGTGCCAACCTCTACCAACCTGTGCCACATGCTTCCACTTTCTGGAAATCCATTGCCGGATAACAGATTATGTATTCCTTTGCGGCAAAAGGAATACGTAACGAAAAGAAAGTATGCATAGGCTTATTCGCAGATAACCGACTGACGGCATACCGGACAATGATCACCGTATCGGCGCAACACGCTGCCACTTTCTGGAAATCCATTGCAAGGCAGTAGATTATATATTCCTTTGTGGCAAAAGAAACAGTAACAATAAAAAGTATGTATATGGAAATCGTATCAATTGAAAGAAAGACCTTTGAGGCGATGGTCGCCAAGTTCGACCGTTTCGTCAGTCGCATGGATGCCATCTGCCGGCGGCACGGAGAGAAGACAATGGGCGGGTGGATGGACAATCAGGACGTTTGCCGGATGCTCAACATCAGCCCACGCACATTGCAGACGCTTCGGGACAACGGGACGCTGGCTTACTCGCAGATAAACCACAAGACCTACTACCGTCCCGATGATGTGCAGCGCATTGTTTCCGTTGTGGAGGACAGGCGCAAAGAAGCAAAGTTCAAAGGAAGAACTATATAAACTTGATGAAATGAACGAAGTAAACTAACAATACCCACTAAATCCAAAGTAACATGAATGAACTGATTAGCAAGGACAGCGAGTGGATAATCCACTTCATGGGCAGTCTCGACCGTCTTTTGGACAGCTTCGAACATCTGACCGTCAATTACCGCCCGACATTGAACGGGGAGCGTTTCTTCACCGACAAGGAGGTGTCGGCACGGCTGAAGGTGAGCCGCCGGACACTTCAGGACTACCGCAATGAAGGGCGTATCGCCTATATCCAGTTGGGTGGCAAAATCCTCTACCGTGAATCCGACATCGAAAGGATGCTGGCTGACAGCTACCGCTCCGCTTACCGACAGACGGCAACCTGATTTTCTTGAAGGAGCGCAGTTTGCCGTCTGCCCTGTGATTGCGTCAGCAATGGACTTTCGGCAAAAAGAGAAAGGAGCGGCTTACAGACGGAGCATCAAAATTCCGCTTCGTCTGTAAGTCGCTCCTCTCTTCTTTCTTCTGATTTCCCGTCAGTCGCTTGTTTCCGTTGCTGGATGCTCTTCAAGCGAGTGGCAGGCAGTGACAAGGTTTTCGGGTTGAATACGCTCAAACTCGTTTGAGGAAGATTCTGCCCGAAACGGCTTGCCGCCCGACCTTGCCGCTGCCATCAAGCCATACGCTACCTTTGCATCCGTGCATCGGGAACGAGTGGCTGACGGAATGAACCTCAACTATACCATCGGTTATTACCTCTGACGCTGGCAACAAACAGTGTAATCGGTGTAGCTTTCTTAATGGTGCTAATTTCATTTATTATAAACCGTCTGAACAAAACACTCTCTTTACTGCATATCCTGAATGCAACGGCTATAATCACTTCAATGTTATAGACATCGTAACTGATGCCATCCGGTTGCTTGAGATACTTCATCGTGTCAAATTCGTTCAGTTCCTTGTTCTTGTAAATGGTATGAATCGCTTTGCGGACATCGCATGAGAATGTTCCGAATAGGTCGGCTATCTCAAATTGTGTCATCCACACGGGTGCGGTCGGCATAATGACCACACCCTTTTCACTGATTGTTATTATACCTCTGTTCATAATGGGGTGATTTGATGTTTGCTATTTTCGCTGTTTATCTTTTCGTCGGCCGATATTTTCTTTCTCCGTTCCATCAGTTTGTCCATGTCCTTGGAAATCTTGTCATCTGTGATTTTTGCATAGACTTGGGAACTGGTGATATTTGTATGTCCCATCATCTTGGCGATGCTCTCTATCGAAATGCCAGCGGAAATCAACAGGGTTCCGAAGGTGTGCCGGCTCTGATGATGGGAGAGATTTTCTTCAAACTCCAGTGCGTTACCGATGGAATGCACCTCATGCCAAAGTATATCACGGATGGGCAAAGGGAAAACGGGGTTGGTATCATCGGTCGTGTTGTAAAGCGACAATATACGCTCTGCCACGGGATGCAACGGAACAAATGCTTCCACGTTGGTCTTACCTCTTTTTTTGCGGATATATTTCCTGCCGTCCGCAGCCTCCCCGATATGGTGCGGATAGAGCCGGTGTATATCCACATACGCCAGACCGCAGAAACTCGAAAAGATAAACATACGCCGTGCCAATTCCATGTTACTGTCCTCAAACGGAGTTGCCATCAGGCGTTTCAATTCGTTACGGCTGATATGTTTCAGCTTTGGAGGATTCTTCTTTTCATATTCCACGTCCTCGATAGGGTTGGCACGTATGATTTCCCTGTCCACTGCAAGATACAACAACCTGTTGAGCCAGCACAGGCACTTGTTCATCTTGTCTGTGCTGCATCCCAAGTCCTTTAACAGGAATGTCTTGTAATCGTTGCCGAACCCTTCCGTTATTTCCTCCAACGGTATATCCTGCATGTCATACACCGATTCTATGTACAGCCTGATACAGTCTTGAAAGATAATGGATTGTCGGTAAGTGGAACGTGATTGTATCTCGACAGAGCGTTTCTTCAACCTCTCCAGCTCTTGTTTGCCTGTTTGTAACAGGGTTGTGGGCAAGGAGCTTTCCGCCACTATGGTGTTTTTCAGCAATTCCGCACTGACAACACCCTGTTCTTTCAGTATGGTGTCGTATGTATCTTCAATGTGTTGGCGATATTGGCTTAACCGTCCGTTTGTGCGAACGTCCTTTACCTCGCCCTTTTTACTGTTCCAATCATCTGGATTGCAATAAATACCCGTGGAAAGCACCGCCTGTTTGCCATCTATGGAGATTCTGCACCAAATGGCGGTCGTACCATCAGCTTTCACCTTGCTGCGGTTGATGTAATAGAGTTGTTTGAATGTACTGCGCATAACTGATTATCTTATTGAACTTGATTAAATAGTTGCATCAGAGAACAAGCACCAAGTCTTTGGTCGCTTCGATAAATGTGTCCATGTCCTCAAAAAGTTTCTTCGGAGTCACACGGGCGTAAATTTGCGTTGTCTGGATATTGGTGTGTCCCAACATTCGGCTGATGGTTTCGATAGGTACACCCTCTTCAAGCGTTATCAGGCTTGCGAAACTATGGCGTCCGACATGATAGACGATATCGGTTTTGATTCCTGCCAGTACACGGAGGCTCTTCATGTTGGCTCTCAACACGCGGTAGTCCTGAACAGGCAGAAGGGTTTCCCGTGATTCGTCCTTGTATTTGTCCAATAGGGCAATCGCTTCGGGAAGCAGTTTCACCCGTGCGAGGTACTCGTTTTTCTTGCGGTGGTATTTCAGCCACAGGTTCCCGTCATCGTCGGAAAAGAGATTGTCCCGCGTGATGGACACGGTATCGGCATACGCTGTTCCGGTGTAGCAGGCAAACAGGAACAGATCACGGGTGAGGGCAAGCGAGGGCCTGCGGCACACGGATATTTCCACGTCACGTACTTTCACAAACTCCTCCCGTGTGAGTGCCTTCGGTGCGCTGATTTCCTGTTTCGGCAGCTTGAAGTTGCAGAAGAAATAGCGCTCGGAATGTCCCTCCTTGTAGGCGATGCGGCATACCTTCTTCAAAAGGGCAAGGTAATGGCGCACGGATTGCAGGGATTGTTTCTTCTCATCGAGCACATAGTCTTGAAAATCCCAGATAAACCGCTCGTAAAGTTGCCCGAAGGCGACATCCTCCGTCTTGAATCTCTCACGGATGAACCCTGCGAGAATCTGCCGTGTGTAGTAATACTTGGAGTATGTTCCCTCGGCACGGTCGATGCCTATACGCGATTTCAAGTCCTCGTTGATACGGTCAAACTGTTTCAACAGGGTCATCTGCTTATCCATGCTCCCCTGAAACATGTCCTTGACTGCCGTAGCGTCAAACTCCTGCTTGCGCTCCAACAGAGAATCAAATGCGGAATTGATGGCAAGCAGCAGTTTCTCAATCTTGGCGTTGGTTTCAACCGCCTCTTTGCTCTTGCCGTTCAGACGGCTTTCACGTGGATTCCACAATTCAGGCGTGCAAGACAGCTTGCATCCGAACTGTGCCATTGTGCGGTTTACCGTGATGCGCCCCATGATGGGAGCCTTTCCCGATTTGTCCAGTCCGCTCTTTTTGAGGTAGAGCAACACCTTGAATTTTTCTACTTTCATACGCTTATATTTTTTAGTGCAAAATTACTTGCCGTATAAGCGTTCCTTGATATGCAAAACATTGTGTATGAGCGCAAACAAAACGGTGAGGATTTCTTTTCATTGCCTGCCGTTACCTATTCCCGTTTCGGTAACTGCCCGGCTAACGGTTTGGTAACTGAACAACCTCAATATTCCGTTGCCGTTTGCATTTTCTCTACTTGGCAGAATAGTGAAATACCGCTCATTTCAAACGGTTTACGTTTTATCTTTACCTGTTCGCTTTCCCTTGCAGAACCTATCACTTTCCATCAGAGCCGCCACACGGCAGCCACGACGATATTCCTCTCCAACGGTGTTCCCATCGAAACGGTCAGCTCCATGCTCGGACACAAGA